CCGTCATCGCGTCGACCACCGCGATGCAGATGGCCGCGGGACTTCCGGTCGACTACGACCACGCGACCGATTTCGGCGCCCCCGAAGGGCGGCCCGCTCCGGCGGCAGGCTGGATTCGCGAGCTCGAGGTGCGGGCGGGGGCAGTATGGGGCCGGGTTGAATGGACCGAGCGGGCGGCCGGTTCGATCGTCGCGCGCGAATACCGGTACGTGTCGCCCGTGTTCCAATTCGATCCGAAAGACGGAAGCGTGACCCGGCTGCTGCGCGCGGGCCTCACCAACAATCCAAACCTTCACCTGACCGCGATTGCGGCGTCGAGTACAACGGCGGCCGACAACGACATCAAGGACCAACGCATGGAATTTCCAACTGATGAATTGCGCGAGCTGCTGAACCTCGAAGGCGATGCCAGCGTGGCGGAGGTCGTCGCCAAAGTGCGCGAGCTGCGCGCGGCGGGCGATGCGACGGCGTCACAACTGACAAGCACGCACGCACACGACCCCGCGCACTACGTGGCGATCGCAGAGTTCGAGCGGACGCTGACCGAGCTCAACGGGCTCAAAGCCGAGCGCGCGCGCGAGCGCGCCGCGCATACGGTGGAAGACGCGATTCGCGCCGGCAAAATCGTGCCCGCGCAGCGCGAATGGGCAATAGCGTACTGCGCCGCCGACGCGCGCGGCTTCCAGGCGTTCGCCGTCAAGCAGCCCTCAATCATTGGCGAGAACCTTGGCCTTGCGGGTGAGCCGCCGCCCGACCGGCGCGCGGGCGCATTGAACTCGGCAGAACTGGCGATTTGCGCGCAGCTCGGCCTCAAGCATTCGGAATTCATTCGACGCAAGCGCGGACGCACGGACTTCCTGAGCCTGGAGCGGGCCGAAGCCGATCAACGCAGCGCGGAAACTCGCCGCGCCGATTTTCGAAACAACCAGGACTAACTCGCGTCGCGCGCCGTGTTCGAAACGGGCGCGCGGGCGCGCATCGACAAGGGTGAAAAGATGGCGGCTCTAACCAATGCGCGAAATACGCCCGAAATGGCCGGCGGCGGCCGGATGCGCACGTATCCGGTCGAAGCGAACACCAACATTTACCTGGGCGGAATGGTCGCGCTCAACGCGGCCGGCAATGCGGTCCCGGCGTCGGCGACCACCACGGTAGCCAACGCGCTCAAGATAAGCGGACGCGCCGAATACGTCACCAACGGCATCCCGGGCCAGAACGCGATCAACAATCCGGGAGCAGCGGGCGCGGTTTCGATCACGGCGCGCAAGGGCGTGTTCCTGTACGCGACCGACGGATCGGTCGGCGCCGCGCAGGTCGGACTCGTGTGCTTCGCGCTCGACGACAACAACGTCACCGCCACCGATCGGGCCAGCGGCGCCTCGGTCCAGCAATACGCGGCGGCCGGAGTAGTCGTCGCGATCGATCCAAGCGGCCAGGTCTGGGTGGATTTCTGGCATCAGTCGACCGCGAGCGCGTGATCGCCAAGCAAAACGAAGACGAGGAATTATTAGATGGAAATCAGCGCAGCGAATCTGACCTCATTGTTCACCGGCTTCGACGTCGTCTTCCAGCGCGGGTTCGAGAAGCCGCCGTCGTACTACGAGCAAATCACCAGCGTCGTGCGCTCGGCCTCGCGCCAGACGACGTATCCGTGGCTGGGGCGCACCACCACGTTCCGCGAATGGCTGGGCGACAGGGTAATCCAGGCGCTCGAGACCCACGAATACACGATCGTCAATCGCAACTTCGAAGACACTGTCGCGATCGATCGCAACGATATCGAGGACGATACCTACGGCGCGTACGAGCCGATCATCGAGCAGCTCGGATGGGACACCAAGGTGCATCCGGACATGTTGCTGTTCGCGATGATCAAGAACGCGGTGGCAACTCCGAGCGAGGTGGTCGGCTTCGACGGCCAGCCGTTTTTCTCCGCGAGCCATCCGGTGGGTCTGATGGGCCAGGCCGGCAGTCCAACCTCGAATATCAACTCGAGCGGCACGGGCGCCTACTGGTATCTGATCGACGCGTCGCGCGTCATTCGCCCGTTCATCTTTCAGCTGCGGCGCGAGTATGCCGTCACACGAATGACCAACGTCACCGACGAAGCGGTGTTCAACCGCCGCGAGTTCCGCTACGGCGTCGACGGCCGCGCCAACACGGGAGTGGGCCTGTGGCAGTTGGCCTACGCCAGCAACACGGACCTGAGCAATCCGGCCAACTACGGCGCGGCGCGGGCCGCGATGCGCGCGTTCAAAACCGATGCGGGACAGCCGTTTGGCGCGCTATCGAGCCGCAGCGGCGTGTACCTGCTGGTGCCGCCGACGCTGGAAGAAGTCGCGCGCCAACTGCTGAACTCCGAGTTCATGGCGGGTACCGGCGCGAGTGCAAACGTCGCGACCTCGAACATCTGGCGCAACAGCGCCGACCTGATCGTCAGCGAGTTCCTCGCGTAAGAGCGCCGAGATGGAAAGAGAATTGTTGGAAGAAGTTTCCCTGAACCGGCGTAGCGCGGGTCCCCCTCCTTCCCGCGCTATCGCCGGAGTGCGCGACCACTCTCCGCGGGCGCAAGCAAATAGCCTGTCGCCCGCGGAGAGACCGATGGTCAGTTGCGCGCAAGCGAGGTCAGGACAGTGAGTTACGCTACGGCGCAAGATGTGATCAATCGGTACCCCAATCGCGACCTGGTGCAACTGACTAATGAAGATCCGACTGCGACCACGGTGAACGATACTCCGATCACGCAGGCGCTCGCGGACGCGTCGGCGGAGATTGACGGCTATATCGAAGGACGCTTTACGCTGCCACTGACTGATCCCCCCGCCGTGCTGAACCGCCTCGCCACCGACATCGCGATGTACCGCCTGCAGTCGCTGCGTCCGCTGCACGACTTGGAAGATGCGCGCAAGCGCTACGACGACGCAGTCGCGATGCTGACGAAAGTCGCGGCGGGAGAACTCACGCTCGGCCTGTCGGAGGACGGCCTGGAGCCGCCGTTGGCGGATAACGTGGAAACGGTACAGGGCCCAAACCGCGTTTTCACCCGCGGCAAGTTGAGGGGTTACTGAGATGGGCGTCATGCTCGACGCACCGTGGAACGGCGTGACGTTCTCGCGGCCGACTGCAATCGATATCGCGACGATCGAAAACGCGATAGTCAGCCGGCTGAATTCTCAAATCAGCTCGATCGAAATCGCACACTATCCGGACCGTCCTGAGAGCTGGCGCCTGACCCATCGGGTGGGCGCGGCGTTGGTGATGTTCAAAGGCGCGCAGTACGGCGAGCTGCTCGACACGTCGGCGATTATCCAGGAACGGAAACTCGAGTTCGAGATCGAAGTGATGATGCGCGACCTCGGATGGGCGGTCGGCGGCGACCCGTCGGGCACAAGTCCTGGCGCATATTCGATCATCGAAAGTATTCGCATCGCGCTCACCGGATTTCTGATCGCCGGCTGCCGCAAGATGTATCCGGTGCGCGAAAAGTTTGTAAAGCGCGACAAGCAAGGCGGCGTGTGGACGTACGCGTCGACGTTCGCGCTCAGCACGGTTGCGTGCGAAGCCTCGCAGCCGGACGACTTCCCGCTCTTCATCAAGGGTATCGCGCTCGAGGAAGGCGGACAGACCTCGATCACGGTCGGCGCGGCAGCCTACGCGTTCAATTCGAATAGCCAGATACAGCTTCCGCAAGGCAACGTGTTTGCCGTCAGCATCACGGGGCCGGGCGGGGCATCGCTGATCGCAGGCACTGACTACTCGATAGATCGAGCCGACGGAATAGTCACTGCGCTGCCGGGTGGGGCAATAGCCGAGGGCGAAACTGTGCAAATCGCATACTCATACGCCGAAGAGGTCATTGCGACGGCGGGCGAGAGTATACCGACTAACTAAAGCGACCGAATAGTAATTCGATTCAACTGAGTAACAGGTGATACATGCCAGCCAGTTTCCTGCATGGAGTTGAGATAGTCGAAGTGCCTAATGGGCCCGTTCCGGTCACAGTTGTCAAGTCGGCGGTGATCGGACTGGTGGGGGCGGCGCCGAGCTGGGCGGTGAAATCGCCTTCGGTTGCGCCAGCGCCGAACACGCCGACGCTGGTCTCGTCGGCGCTCGACGCGGCAAATTTCGGGCCGCTGGTTCGCGGATACTCGATTCCATATGCGCTGCAGGCGATCCAGGCGCAGGGCGCGGGACAGGCGATCGTCGTCAACGTATTCGATCCCAGCCGGCACTTTACGGCGATAGCCGCGACTGCATTCAGCTTCAATACCCAGGGAGCGATCAGTCTCGGGCACATGGGCGTGTCGAACGTAGTAGTCACTAGTAATCCGGCGGGTACTACGTAGGTCGCGGGGACTGACTATACGCTCGACGCGGTAAACGGTGCGATCAGTATCATACCGACGGGCTCGGGCGGACATATCAGCGCCGGCGCGAGCGTGTTGATCGCGTTCAACTACGCTGATCCGTCGAAGGTAACGGATGCTGACGTGATCGGGGCAATTACCAGCGGCGTTTACACGGGGCTGCAGGCATTTCAGACGACCTACGGCACGATGGGTTTCTTTCCGAAGATACTGATCGCGCCCGGCTACTCACAGGACACGGCGGTTGCA